GATGAGTTTCATAATGTATTAGATGAAATATGTTTTTTCGGAGATGCAATATACTTTAAAATTGATACAAATAAGGCAACTAAAAAATTAAGAGGGGGTATCGATATGCATACAATTCAGAATAATAAGGAATGGTGGTATGAAACTCTTGAAATTTTAATTCCTAAAGAGAAAAAAGTGGAGATCAGTTTCAAACATGATAGAGTTAATCGATCAAATTAGAAGAGAAGTTGAGTGTTGTTGTAGTTGGACTAGATATGAAGCTATAATACTATTACTAAATCAAATGGAAGAAGAATTGATAAATGAAGCAAAACGGGAAACAAGACGGGAAGTGAATATATTCACTTCAGAAAAGGAAGCGGAAAAAAATGAAAACATTAACTAAATTAATATTATTAATATTATTTGCAGGGCTTATGCAAGGGTGCACCTCAAATGCAGATAGTTTTAACGGCAAAGATGCTAGACTTGCTCCTGTATTTATGCCTTGTGTATGGTGGACTCCTAATGAGTGTCGTTGTAGGGGGAGCCATAAAATTATCTATACCACATCAAGTACAGACTTTTCCAAAATGTACCAATATTGTAGAACATCTTGGAATTAATGACAACAGAAGAAATTGCAGAGCAAGTAGCGAACGCAGATCCTAGAACTAATGCATATATGCCTCTTAGTGCGGGAGTCGAAAGTACAGCAACTTTATTATATGCAGTAAAAGATCCAGAGATATTTCCTTGGTGTGTACATTGGTATGAGCCACGTTATGGACAGTTTGCTGATGCAATGGCTTTTTATAGTAAGAAACAGGCAGAATATTTTAAATTACCGTATGGAAACGATACTTCTATGCTTTCTAATATAGGACATACTAGAGAATCTCCAGTTATTATAAATGGCATGAGTGCATTTATGCAATGTGTTATTGGTAGTCCAGGTAACTTTAAATTCAAATGGTTTATGGTTGGAGGAAACGCAGAAGATGATATGCGTATGCGTCTACAGATGAGAGAGTATCGTAAGATTATGATAAACTATTTAAGTGATTGTTTAGACTCATCCGGTGTGCACTTTGATGCAATTAGAGATGTTCCAGAAATAAGAAACCCTTTAGATTTTTTAACTAAAGCAGAACTGCTTTCTTTAATACTGCGTCATGATCCTAAACTATATGAAATGATATGGAGTTGCCCTTTCCCTAAAGGAACTCTTACTAAAGAAGATGAAATCACAGGGTATATACCTTGTGGGGAATGTTATAAATGCGGAGAATTTAAAGCCGCTCATAAATTAGCAAAAGATGCAAAGTTTAGATATCAGGAAGGAAAGGAATATTATACTCGTTTTCATAACATAGAAAAGATAATGGGGAAAGATAATCGATAGAGCAAAAGTAAGTGACTGGACTATTGTTCAAGGGTTTCTACAACGAGAACTCTGTGAAATACTAGAAGAATATATGAATCTCGCTATTAGTAATAAACTGATGAGTTATAGTGCCGTTAATCATGTTGTAAATAATGGAATGTGCCATGATTTATATGGGGATGGTTTTTGCGAAGCAATAGGGCTTACAAAAATACCAGAATTAGAACACTATATGGGCGGTAAGCCTAGTTTAACTTATGCATTATTAAGACAGTATCAAAATAAAGCATCACTTATTTGGCATAGAGATCGCTGGCAATGTGAATACTCAGCAAGTATTCAACTTAGTAAAACTGCTTGGCCTATGCATTTTGCTAGAAATGCAACGATAGGTGGAGAATGGAAAAAAGATGCTTCAATAATCTTACAACAAGGAGATGCAATTTTATATAAAGGTTGTGAAGTGTATCATAGCAGAGATAAATTAAAACATCATCGTTCAAGGCATCTATTTTTACACTATGTAGAAAAAGGAAGTGCTTTAGATAATAAAGATAGCAGGCCGGAATACGGTATTAACAAAGGAGGATTAGAAATTGTCAGCAATAGTAAGAGAAGAATACAGCAATAACATAGTTAGAGAAATAAGACACTTTAGAGATTTAACTAAAGAAGAATATGGAAAAATTATCAAACAACGAGTAGATATGTTCGTAGTATGGAATAAACGTATTATGAACCCTATAGATAAAGATGATCTAAATGCTCACTATATAATGGTCTGGGAAGGCACTAAATTATTAGGTTGCTGTAGGGTTTGTTTACCTTATTCTCAACCTTTTAGCACTAAAGATGCAGTTTATAATTATCCTGTATGGGATAAGTGTACAATAGTAGACCCACGAATATCTATGTTTCCTACAAAAGAGGCGGAACGAAACTACCCTATAGAAGATTCAAAAGTTTACATATGGGCTCCTGAGTGGGGATTAACTATTACAGGAACTAAAAATGGGCAAATGGATATGTATGCAGATGGACATGCAATAGTTTTACAGTATGCAAAACAAGAACCAGATTTACATTTTATTGGAGAATACAAAGACAAGTGGGGGTACGATGGATACCGCTGGGTATATGAACCCGAAGAGCATCAAATATCACATTTAAAATTAATGAATTGGCTACACGAATACGTTAGTGCGACCCCAGATAAACAGTAATAGAGCTTATCTTATAGAAGATATAGTATTTCCTGTATTTGTAATACATAGTGATAATGTAGAAGAAATAGATGGTATCTTATGGCTTGATAACCAAGTGTTAGACGATAGAAATATGGAAGGTGAAACACTAGGAATAAGAAGAATTCAAAGTCCTATGAAAAGTATTTATCCTTTGAAGTACATGATTGAAGACGACATCGGACTCATGAAACATAGAGGTAGAACTTTTATTGATACTAAAGGAAAAGTTATAAACTATGAAAAAACTAGAAGTCTAAAACTCAAGTATCATAAAATAATGAAAAGAGAAAAGAAAGGAATTGCTACTGTTTTATGGTTAAAAGATGTTCCCTTTCCTTATGCAGAAAAAAGTCCTCCTAATCCTGATTTGAGTTGGGCAGGAGTTTTATATAATAGGGGAATACCGTGGAAAATATATGACTTTTCTAATGAAAAGAAAAAAGATACTTGGAGAAAAATATGATTGATATAAGTAAAATTATTGATGCAATGGCTAAAGGAATTATTCTTTTAGAATACACCAGTTTAAATAGTGGTAAACATAAGAGTAGGGAAGTGACTACTTGTTCGAGATATATACCTGATGAAGCTAGCGTATTTACTAAAGGTTGGCATCAAAATGCTGGTGATGATAAAATGCTTTGCTATGACATAGAGTTTAAAAAATGGGACGATATTGATAGGGACACTATAATAACGTGGCAAGAACTTGAGGGAGATTGGAAAGTAAAACAAGCAAGGCTTACTGACCTTAATTGGGACGGAAACTAATGTGTGGATTTGTAGGGACTACTAATCATCCCTTAGTAAAGGTGATGATTCAGAAACAAGAACAGCGAGGTCCCGATGCACTTGGGTTTTGGTCTGACGAAAAGTTTTCTTTTGGACACGCATTACTAGATATCAATGGGGAAAGACAATTACAGCCTTATGTAACACCTAAAGGCAATATTCTTTTATTCAATGGAGAAATGTATGATACGACAATTCCCAATGATACAGAATGGCTAGGAAAAGCCTTAGATAAGTATGGATTCAAGTTCTTAGAAAACACAGACTGGCACGGATCTATTGCGTGGTATTTACCTGAAAAGCAAAAACTAGTTCTAATACGAGATCATTTTGGAGCTAAACCTTTATGGTGGCGCTGGGACGGAGAACATTTTGAATTTACTACTAGCTTAAAATCTTTTATTCACAAAGAAATAGATCACAAGATTTTAACACCAGAGTTATTAGTAAATACTCAATTATTCGGCGATACCAGTATGTATAAACATACTCATAAGGTTGAAGCTGGAGGTTGGTTAGAGTTTGATTTAAGTAAAAATTTTAAAGCAGTTAGAAAAAATTTATGGAATTACTATTCTGTCAAATCAGAACCGCTAGATACTGCAGAATTTAGACACAATATTAAAGAATCAATTCATAAGGTTGCTAAAAATATAAATAAGACAGCCCTCTTTTTAAGTGGTGGAATGGATAGTACACTTGTTGCTTCTATTTTACGAGATTCTGAAGTAGATATTGAAGTCTTTACTTGTGGCTATAATACAAAACAAAAAGGACGTTATTGGGCACATCATGACTTTGCTTGGGAATCTAATATGGCAATTAAAACAGCTGAAGAATTTGGATATAAAGTTCACAAAGTAGTTCTAGAACGAGATGATAGATTTGTTTTAGGAAAAACATGGTTAGCAAATACACATTATTTATGGTCGGATCATAATAGACAAGCTCCACGCTATCTTTTATGTCAAGCAGCTGCAAAAGCAGGCTGTAAAGTAGTTCTTACAGGAGATAGTGGAGATGAATTATTTACGGGGTATATTCATCATGAACCTAGATTTGATCCCAAACATAATCTAAGAATGGTAGAATTTTATAAAACTTTAAGATGGTTTCCACATCACGCTTTTGGCGATGATATGATGAATAATACTTTGTTTACAGATTTACTATCTACTTCCGAAGGAAATATTTTAGCAACAGATCAAACTGCTGGAATGTTTGGAATGGAAAGTAGAATTCCTTTATTAACTCAAAGTTTTGCTAAGTATGTATTAAGTATCATGGGTAGAGTTAAATTTCGACAGACTAAAAAATACAGAAAAGGAACAAACAAGTTCTTAATGAGAGAAGTAATGAAAGACTATTTACCCGATCATGTAAGAAATAGAAAAACAAAAGTAGGTTGGTCAAGCCCGTGGGATAATAACCACCCCGAGTTAAGTAAACGGTGGAGAGGACAAGATCTACATTTCTTAAAACAACTGAGTAGATGAAAGCAGTATTTAGTAACAGAATACAAATAGAAGGTAGTCCTACTTTACTTCAAGAAATCGAAGAAGAACTAACTTATACTATACCGTCCAGGATTCCTAGTGATCCTCCTATGGTCATAAAAACAATTAGACCTTTAAGAAAAGGGTTAGTCTCTATACCAATGGGAAGACTGGATTTAATCCCAGAAGAATATGAAATTATCGATAAGCGAATAAAGGTGCCAATTAACTTTCCTGATTTTAAGTTTACTTTAAGAGAGAGTCAAAAGTGGTGCTACAACCAAGTAGATGACTGTGCTATAATTAACGCTTGGGTTAGTTGGGGAAAGACAATAACGGCTTTAGCAATAGCCAAGAAGCTAGGTCAAAGAACACTTATTGTAACCCATACTACTAACTTAAGAAATCAATGGGAAAAAGAAGTATTTAAAGCCTTCGGATTCACTGCAGGCAGAATAGGAAGCGGAGTGTTCAATGTTGCGGAACCTATTTGTGTGGGGAATATTCAAACTTTATACCGCAGAATCCCAGAGATCAAACAATGTTTTGGAACTGTAATCTTAGATGAGATGCATCACGTTAGTAGTCCTACTTTTACTAGAATTATAGATGAAATGCCCGCAAGATATAAGATAGGTTTGACAGGTACGTTGGAAAGAAAAGATGGTCGACATGTAGTCTTTAGGGACTATTTTGGGCACAATGTTTTGAAACCTCCCAAAGAAAATTACATGACTCCAAAAGTTGATATAATTAAATCAGAAGTAAGATTTCTAGATGGATCTTATACACCATGGGCTGAGAGAGTTAATCATCTAGTAAATACAGAAGAATATGTACATAGTATCAGTTTGATTGCTGCTAAGTATGCGGCCGAAGGACATAAAGTATTAGTAGTATCGGATAGAGTTGCTTTTCTAAAAAATTGTCATAGATTAGTAGGAGATAATTCAGTATGTATTACAGGAGACATGGCCTTTGATGAACGAGATAAAACTATGAAATTAATTGGGAAATCTAAAAATATACTGTTTGGAACACAAGCAATATTTTCAGAAGGTATATCTTTAGATGATCTTAGTTGTTTAGTATTAGCTACACCAGTAAATAATGACCCATTACTAACGCAATTAATTGGGAGGATAATACGACAGAAAAAAGATAAATTACAACCCACTGTTGTAGATATCCATCTCAAAGGTAAAACAGCTACTAGACAAGCAAATGCCCGAATGGGTTATTATATAAAACAAGATTATAAGGTTAGAGTATTATGAAAGCATTTGGAGGGAGTGTGTTGAGCAGAGAAAAAATAGTGCTTGACAAACGCTTCGAAAATTGGTATAATATATGATATATTATAATTGGAAAAAGATTGTAGAAGCGAGTCAAGGAAACGTTGGTGACATAATTACAATCCTTAGAATAATTACATATAAAATAACACCTAAGAATTATTATGATAAAACTTTTAAGTTTTATGAAAAGAGTTATTGGGGTAGTAGTTTTCTGATACACCCAGAATTACTACTAACCAGTGGACGAGCTCAATATAGTGATAGAGAAGTAGCAGAGTATGCAGGCGTCGCATCTTACCGCAACTATCATGAGTTCATTCGCAATAAAGACGCTAGACTAGACCTCATTTTCTGTAAAGTTGATGAGGACATTATAAACCAAAACAGACTGCTCGAAATTAGAGATGGGTATATTGTCTTTAAATTTGAGGAGACACTTAAGGAGAAGAATTATGGCTATTAGCTTTAATCAAACAAAGGGCTCAGCCCAAAAAAATAAAATTGAAACTTACAATTTTTCAGCGAGAGAAGATCATAAAATTCGTCTAGTAGGCGATTTACTTCCTCGTTATGTTTATTGGGTTAAGGGTGAAAATAACAAAAATATTCCTATGGAATGCTTGTCATTTGATCGCGTAAGCGAAACCTTTAACAACAAAGAACATGATCACGTTCGTGACTTCTTCCCACAACTAAAATGCGGTTGGGCATATGCTGTCCAAGGTATTGATTTCTCTGATAATAAAATCAAAGTAGTCAACCTGAAAAGGAAACTTTTTGACCAAATTATGGTTGCTATGGAAGACTTAGGAAATCCAACCGATTTCGATAAAGGTTGGGACGTTTATTTCAAACGTCTAAAGACTGGACCACAGGTCTTTAATGTAGAATATCAACTACAGGCATTGAAGTGTAAAGTTCGTGCTTTAGAAGACTGGGAACAAGAATTAGTTGCAGACCTAAAGTCTATGGACGACGTTCTTCCTAGACCTACAGTAGACGCTCAATTAGAGCTGCTCAAAAGGATTACGGAGAGTGATAAAGAAGAAACTGTTGCTGCGGAATTTGATGTAGCATGATTTTATTCACAGCTGACTGGCACTTGAAGTTAGGACAAAAGAACGTTCCACTACAATGGGCGTGTGCCCGATATAAGATGTTCTTTGAACTAATTCGAGAGTTAGAAAATGACTGTGATATGCATATCATAGGCGGGGACTTGTTTGATCGAGTCCCCTCTATGGATGAACTTACACTTTATTTTGATTTTATTAGTGGTATTACGATACCTACTTTAATTTATGACGGAAATCATGAAGCAACTAGGAAAAATAAAACCTTTTTTACAAATCTTAAGAAAGCTACTAAAGAAATAAACTCATTAGTAGAAATTATAGATACTACTTATACGAAAGATGATTGGGCAATATTACCCTATGCTGACTTACACAGAGAAGGCAGTATAGAAGCGATAGATGCCCAAGTTCTTTTTACTCATGTTCGTGGAGAAATACCACCACATGTGGTATCCGAAGTCGACTTAGATAGGTTTGATCATTTTAACATTGTATTTGCAGGTGATTTACATGCTCACGCTAATACGCAAAGAAATATTGTATACCCTGGTAGTCCAATGACGACTTCTTTTCACAGAAGTCGAGTTAAGACGGGTTGTTTATTGATTGATAAGGATTGGTCTTGGAAATGGAGGGAGCTAGATCTTCCTCAATTAATTCGTAAAACAGTAGATAACCCCGATAACATGATTCAAACAACCTATGATCATACAATCTATGAATTAGAAGGGGATGTTCAAGACTTAGCAAAAGTTAAGAACTCTGAACTTTTAGATAAGAAAGTAATAAAACGACAAGTAGAAGCACGACTTAATTTAACTGCGGATATGACTATCGGGGATGAATTGGTATTATATTTAGAAGATATATTAAATCTAGACAACACTAAAATTAAAAATATAATAGGAGTCTTCAATGATTATTCTACAGAAGTTACGTTGGGATAACTGCTTCTCTTACGGTAAAGATAATGAGATAGATTTAGATAATGCTACTCTAACTCAATTAGTAGGGACTAATGGAGTAGGTAAGTCTTCTATTCCGCTTATTCTTGAAGAAGTGATGTTCAACAAGAATAGTAAAAATGTGAAGAAAGCAGATATTGCTAATCGTTATGTAAATAATGGGTATGATATTAGTTTAGATTTTAATGTTGATGGAGATAGTTATAATATAGCAGTATCAAGACGAGTAGGTTTAAAATGTAAATTAACAAAAAACGGAGAAGATATTAGTAGCCATACAGCTAGTAATACTTATAAAACTTTAGGAGAACTATTAGGTATTGATTTTAAAACTTTTACTCAATTAGTTTATCAAAATACAAACTCAAGTTTACAGTTTTTAACTGCTACCGATACTAATAGGAAGAAGTTCCTAATTGATTTACTAAAATTGGACGATTATGTCACGTTCTTTGAGAGATTCAAGGACGCAGTAAGGATAACTTCCCTAGACATTGCAAAGCTAAACGCAAAAATAGAGACAATCGTAAAATGGTTAACAGACAACAAATTGGAGAGTATGACACTACTATCGAAAGTGAATTTACCAAAAATTAATCAAAAAGACGCAGAGAGCCTGCGTCTTCACCAACTCGAATTTGAAAATATCTCGGAGAAAAATCGGAAGATAAATGATAATAATAACTTACTGAGTAGGTTAAAATCAATAAATATTGAACACGCAAAAAGTATGTTAGAAAAGTATCCAGAGATGAGACCAACACAAGATTTGGTTTCTGGGTTAGGAGGTTTAGAATCTCAAAGAGAAAGGGAGTTAGATATGAGTGAAAAATATCTCTCTCTTAGAGAGGCAGAATTTCAACAATGCCCAACTTGTGAACAAGAAATAGATATGCAATTTGTTGATAATCAATATGAAAAACATATTAGCAAATCAAACGATATTTTATATGAATCTTCACAAGTTCGCAACAAGTTAGAGGAAATAGATAATGAAAATGAAATACATAGGCAAGCAGCCCGAAACATCTCAGACTGGGAAACAGTATTCAGGAGCATTGACACTAGCCTCCCAACGAGAGTACTTGATAAACAAAAAGTGGAAAGTCAAATACGAGGGTTGGAAGACAAAGTTAAAGCAGCTAGGAAAACGCTTGAAGGGGTAATAGATGAAAACACCAAAAGAGAAAGACACAATACTAGAATTAGTATTATTGGAGAACAGACTGAACAATTTGAAACAGAGCTGGCTGGAATCACAAATACTCTTGGAGACCTCGAAGATAAACTTTCTGTTCTTGAAGTTCTTAAAAAGTCATTTAGCACAAACGGACTTTTGGCATACAAGATCGAATCCTTGGTTAAAGAATTAGAGTCCTTAACTAATGAGTATTTGGCAGAATTTAGCGATGGACGATTTTCTATCAATTTTGTGGTGGAGAATGATAAGCTCAATGTAGAGGTTGGGGATAATGGTAAAGTTATAGATATATTAGCCCTGTCTAGTGGAGAACTAGCTAGAGTTAATATTGCTACATTAGTAGCTATTAGAAAGCTAATGACTTCTATTAGTAGAAGTCAAATCAATGTGTTGTTCCTTGATGAAGTGAATCAAGCACTTGATGAAGCAGGTAAGGAGAAGGTTGTAGAAATTCTCCTTAAAGAAGAAACACTTAATACATTTTTAGTTTCTCATGGATGGACACATCCATTACTTGAGAAAATAGAGATTATTAAGGAAGATAACATAAGTATCTTGGAAGCATACCACCTTCCAAGACAAACGCGTGGAAACGCTTAAAGGAAATATATTATAATGGATTACGAAGCAGCAGTACAAAAGATAATTTCAAAACAGTTAAAAATAGACTACGATAGTGTAAAAGGAAACTTCATAGAGGATATGGGAGCTGACTCATTAGATTTAGTAGAGTTGGTAATGACATTAGAAGAAGAATTTGATATGGAGCTTCCTGATGACATAGCCGAAGAACTATTAACTTTTAAACAAATTGTAGATTACGTTTCAAGAAATGCGTCTTAATGGTAAATAGTAGAGCAAAAGGCGCAAAAGCCGAACTACTTGTTGCCAATATGTTACATAGACATACAGGATTAGATTTTATTCAAACACCTGGCTCTGGTAACGGAAAGATTAAAGGAGACCTCTATCTAAAACATCAACATAATATATTTTTAGTGGAAGTAAAATTTTACAAAGATGACGCAGTGACATCTAAAGTATTCACAAACAAAAGTAATAATTTTGTGCAATGGTGGGCTAAGGTAATAAGGCAAGCTCAAGATAATGAGCTAGAGCCTTTATTATTTTATAAAGCTAATCATGCACAATTTTTTGTAGCAACAGTACGAAAACCATTATTCATAACTAGATATATGTATATATCTTGGCTTGGAGTATATATTATGCTCGCAGAAAAATGGTTGGAACACGAAACAACGGAATTTAGTAATGGCAATAGAATTTACGAGCCTTGGAAAGCCAGCCCCGAATGGGAACTTGCTGATAGTTGATGGTCTCAACTTAGCTTTCCGATGGAAACATCAGAAAAAAGAATTTTATAAACAGGAATATGTACAGACAGTAATAAGTCTAGCCAAATCCTACAACTGTGGAGATATAGTTGTATTAGGAGATGGTGGGAGTGACTACCGTAAAAACATAGATCCCGAATATAAAGCGAATCGCAAAGAACGATACGCAGACCAAACACCTGAAGAAGCACAAGAATTTAAAAACTTTCTTGGCGAATTTCAGAAAACAATGGAAGCCTTAACAGAAAAAGGTTTCTTAACAATTAAATATAATGGCGTAGAAGCAGATGATATCGCAGCAGTAATTTGTCTCGCAAGAGAAGAAATAGGTTTGGATAACATTTGGCTAGTAAGCTCTGATAAAGATTGGGATCTTTTAGTAAATGAGAACATATCACGGTTCTCAACCGTAACTAGAAAAGAGACGACAATGGGTAATTGGGATGAGCATTATGATTTTGATCCAGAGTATTACTTGACTTTCAAGTGCTTAACTGGAGATAAAGGTGATAATGTTCCAGGAGTTAGTGGAATTGGTCCTAAACGCGCATCGGGCATAATTCAAGATCATGGAGATATTTTTGACATTATGAGTTCTTTACCAATAGATAGTAGGTATAAATTCATACAAAACTTAAACGAGTTTGGAATGGATAAACTTAGTACTAGTATAGAAC